CTGCTGAAGCTGCAAACGAAAGCAAAAACGTGGCAGCGGATATTGGGGTACATGACCTGCACCATCGCGGAGGCGAGAGGAACACAGTGGAAACGGGGCAACCCGTGGCCGAGCCTGTTTTATGACCGGGTGAGCGACGGAAACACGGCACTGCGGCCCGTGGAGGAATCGACACGGGGCATGGGACAGGCATAGAGAAGGGAATAGGCCCTGCAAGCGGGCAGGGCGGAACGCCAAGTGGGGCGAAGCCAACGGGAAACCGGGGCTTTGCCTCCATTTTTTATATCAAAAAGGAGTGAAAGCAGAATGATTACTTTTACCGATCCGAGACTGTATACCCGCGGCATCTGCGCCGCGCAGTTCGCCGACATGGAAACGGGTCAGGTCCTGCTGAGCAGCAACAAGTTCCAGGAGGGCAACATCACCGTGACGGTGAACGCGGATCCCCTGCGTGCCGGATTGAATAACGGCATTGCCACCATCATCGAGAGCGACCCGGACATCCAGGTGAACTTCACCCAGGCCAACTTCGACCTGCGGACGAAGATGGCCGGCGTGGGCGGCGCTGTGACCTACAACGCTGTGGCCCCGGTGTGCCAGGTGGTGAAGGCGAACAGCACCGTGCTGAAGGTGGACGTGACCGACGGCGCCCCTGTGGCACAGTACGCGATGGCAAAGCCCTACGCCTATGTGCAGGAGACCAAGAAGGCTTCCGGCATCCAGCAGGGCGGCATCGCCTATGAGATCGCGGCGGACGGCACCATCAGCGGCTTTACCGCGGTAAGCGGCACCGAATACAAGGTGTGGTACTTCGTGAACAAGCTCAGCGCCATGTGCGGCAAGCTGACCACCGGCATGAACGGCAAGGTGGGCCTTTTCACCGCCCAGCTGGCGGTGTACGGCAACGTAAACGCCAAGACCAACGAGGGCACCCGCCAGGGCTGGCTGTACATCAACGTACCGCTGAAGCTGCAGGCGGACACCGCCACCGTGACCGGAAGCCAGAGCAACTACGACACCACGCAGATCGTGGGGCGCGCACTGAGCACGGATGAGAGCGTGATCTCTGACAAGTGCGAGGACTGCGCCGGCGGCACCCTGGGCTGGTACGTGTACGTGCCGGACAACGGCGCGGAGGTGGTGACGGGCATCGTGACCGCCATCGGCGGCGTTATCAACGTCCCCGTCAGCGGCACGGTGCAGGTGAAGCCCCAGGCGGTGCTGGAAAACGGCCAGCTGGCGGTGCTGGATCCTGCCAAGTGCGCCTACAGCCTGAACGGCGCACCCAGCGGCACCACCGTGAACGCAAGCGGACTGATCTCCGCAGGGGCCACTGCTGGCGACTGCGACATGACAGTTACCTTCGTGTACGAAGGCACCACGTTTACCGACCAGTGCGCTGTGAGCGTGAAGGAAGCCTGACGACAACAAAAAATCCCCTCCCCTGCCGCAAGGCGGGGGAGGGGGCAGACGCGAGTGCGCTGAAGCAAGACAGCGCATTGGCGTATGCGAGAGAGGGGAGGCGCGGGACATGGCAAAGCTGGTGGGGCAGTTCAGCGGGTTTGAACAGGACATGGCCGCGCTGGAAAAGCAGGTGAAGGATGCCTTTCGCGCATCGCGCCCCGCACTGGCGGAGGAAATGCGGCAGTGCTTGCGGGAGCACGTGGTAGAGGACGTATACGACAAGCTGGTGCCGGAGGAGTATGTGCGCCGGCGGGGCACGAAGGGATTGGCGGACATGAACGCCAGCGCCACGGTGTATTCGGATGAGCGGGACGGCGGCATGAATCTGACGCTGCTGTATCACCCCAGCGGCGCAACGGACGGCAACGGAGAACCCATAACCCCCCATGTGGACGGGGACGACCTGGTGAACCGGATCGAGAAAAACGACCCCGCGTACAACTGGGGCAGACGGCCAAAGAACAGACCCTTTTTCCGCAACTTCGTGGAGGAGATGCTGGACGGCAGGGCGGAAGAAACACTGGTGCGGGCCATGAACGGAGCGGACCCCACGCTGGAGCTGGCGGAAGATACCGGGATGATACGGGAAGAGGACGATTGGAGGTAGCGTATGGCGATTTTCAAAGTAACGGCTGTACCTGATTTTTCGCAGCTCAAGGGAGAGATAGCGAAGCTGCAGAGCAGCCCGGTGACTTTGGGCGTGAATACGCAGAACGCCGATGTACAGATAAACGCCACACGGCAGAGTTTGCAGAAGCTGACGGAGACCTTCAGCCCGGAGGGCGAGCTGCGCCGGTCCGTGGCGGACTACAGCCGCCAGGTGGGCGAAGTGGTGCAGGTGTCCAAATCGCTGAATATGCAGAGCGGCGAGATGGAGATCACCAGCAAGAAGGTGACGCAGAACTTTACGGCGCAGGCCAAGGCGGCGGAGAGGGCGGCGGCACAGGTGCGGGCGGCCAAGGATGCCTACCGCGCCTATGCGGCGCAGCAGAGCAGCACCTACGCGCCGACCGCCATGCAGAGCCGCATAGAGGACCTGACCGGCGTAAGCGGACTGAGCGGCAAGAGCGCCAAGGAGAGCGCGGCGGTATTTGAAAAAGCATATTTGGACGCCAGCGGGAAGGTGCAGCAGAGTACGAAAAATGCGGCGCAGTCGGTCAGGAGCGTGGGGACGGCGGCCAAGGAGAGCAGCGGCTTTGCCGACCTGATGGGCGACAGCTTTGTGCGCGTGGCCGGAAAGATGGCGCTGTGGCAGGTGATGGGCAACGCCATTGCCGGGTTAAAGCGCAGCTTCACGGAAGCGCTGGAGACCATGAAGGACGTGGACGACGAGATGGTGACGATACGCAAAGTCACCGGCGCGACCACGGAGGAACTGAACAGGATCGAGAAGCAGGCATACGACACCGCCAGCGCCTACGGCGTGGCGGCGGACGAGTACCTGAACAGCGTGGCAAACTTCAGCCGCGCAGGCTACGGCGAGCAGGCGTCCGCGCTGGCGGAGCTGGCCACCAAGACGCAGATCGTGGGCGACACGGACGCAGAGACCGCACAGCAGTTTTTGCTCTCTATGGACGCGGCGTACAAGTATCAGGGCAGCATCGAGCAGCTGACGAAGGTTCTCGATGGAGCAAATGAAATTGATAACAATTACGCAACGTCAATAGAAAAAATTGCAGAAGGCTTGGGCAAGGTGGCGCCTATTGCGGCACAGGCCCATGTGGGCGCAGATGAACTGACGGCGGCTATCGGCACGATCACCGCTGTGACGCAGCGGTCCGGCACAGAGGCCGCCACCGCGCTGCGGGCGCTTTTCCTGAATATCATCGGCGATACCAAGACGGAAATCGATGAGGGCGTGACGTGGACCACCGGCGAGATCGCCGGATTGCGGGATGTCATCAAGCTCTATGCCAAGGACGCCTACGACGCGGCGCAGGCATCCGGCGATGTCATTAACCCCATGAAAGCCATTGCCGGTCTGTCCCAGAGCATGAAGGACGGATTTCTGACGGAGCAGCAGCTGATGGAGATGGTCAGCGACATCGGCGGAAAGCTGCGTACCTCGCAGCTGCTGGCGCTGATCCAGAACTGGGATATGTACGAGTCCATGCTGGGGGACTACGCCGACGCGGTGGGCAGCGCGGACAAGGAAGTGGAAAACGCGCTGGACAGCTGGACCCGTAAGACCGAGATACTGCACAACAAGTGGACGGAGTTCATCAGCCACCTGGTGGAGACGGACACCATCAAGGGCGCACTGGACCAGGTGATCGCGCTGGTGGAGTTTTTGGACAGCGACACCGGACGACTGGTGATACAGCTGGGGCTGCTGGTGGGTGTGCTGACGCTGGCGAACAAGGGCTTTACGGCGCTGATGAACAGCGGCGTGGGGACATTCTTCGGAACGCTGACCTCCGCCATAGGCGGCAACGCTATGGCGATCACGCAGCTCACCGGGCAGATGAAGGGCCTGCTGGCAATGCTGCCGAAACTGGGCATCGGTGCGGCGATCTTTGCGGCGCTGGCCGTGGCGATCAGCCTGAGCACGGAAAAGGCGCGAGCCTATGAAAAAGCGCTGAAGGGTGTTGAAACGGCACAGAGTGCGCTGGGCGAGACCGAGGACGAGTACGACACGCTCATAAGCAAGACCGGAGAGCTGACGGAGGCGGAAGAAAAGCGGCTGGAGGTGCTGCGGGCGATCCGCGAGGAGCAGGAGAAGGCGGTACGGGACGCAGAATCTGAGGCGTGGGACGCATGGAACGAGCTGCACGGCACCGGAGCCGAGGTATACGTTGGCGGCGGCGACAGTGTGGGCAACGGCATGGGCGTTACCCCCATACAGATGGTGCAGGCGGACGTGGAATCGCTGGCGCGGTACAAGGCATCGCTGAAACTGGTGCAGGACCAGATGGAGGCGGGCACTAAGACGCAGGAGGAGTATTACTACTCCCTGTCGAAGCTGCAGGAGGGCCGCGAGGAAGAAGTAGAAACGATACGCAAGGCGATCAACTATGGCTTTGCAGTATCGGAGGAACAGCGGCAGTTGGTGGCTGCCTATGACAGGGTGCAGGAGATCCTGGGCGTGACGCAAAAGGCCACGCAGGACTACGTAAACAAACTGATCTCCGAGGCGCAGCAGGCAGGGTATACGGGTAAAGCGCTGTACGACCTGGTGGCGGCACAGATCACGGCAAGCAACACAAAGCTGAATTTCAGCCAGCAGATCAGTGCGCTTCGGACGCTGGCGGCCACCATCGGATATACCACCCAGGCATACGGCAACCTGTTGAACGCAGGGCGGATCTACCAGCAGGCGATGGTGCTGGTCTCCAACAAAAAGTTCAAGACGCTGGAGGAAGCCCAATCCTACCTGACGAACAAGGCGTGGGGAAAACTGACGGGCACGGCGCCCAGCGGCGGATGGAACAACACCACCGGAAACACAGGAGGTTATAGCGGCGGCGGTTCCGGCGGTTCCGGCAGCAGCGCGGCGAAAAAGAAGTATCAGGACGAGATCGATGCGCTGGAAAAGCAGCGGGACGCAGAGTTGGCGGCCATAGACGCGCAGATCGATGCGCTGAAGAAGCAGAACGAGGAGATAGACCGGGCCGAGAAGCTGGAGGAGCTGCGGCTGGAGGTCATGCGGAAGCAGGACGCGCTGCTGAACGCCCGGAACGAGCGCACGGTGCGGATGTACAACGCCGAGTCCGGGCAGTGGGAGTGGATCGCGGACCCGGAGAAGGGGAAGAAGGCCGAGGAGGACCTTGCGGACGCGAAGAAGGACCTGCGGGACTATGAGCGGGAGATGGAGCTGGACCTCGCCATTGAGGAACTGGAGGCGAGGAAAAAGGCCATCGAGGCGGCGTACCAGCTGAAAATTGACGCACTGGAGGAATACATCAACGCGCTGGGTGAAACGGTGGCTCAAGAGGAAGTCCTGCTGGATCAGAGCGTGCAGAACTGGTGGGAATGGGCCAACGGGGTGCTGGCGGCAAAGGCGGCTGCGGCAGGCGTGACGATCACGGCGGGCGGTACGCCGGTAGAGGTCAAACGGAACGCGACCGGCAATGCGTCGGGATACACCGAGGTAAAGGTCGGCAACCTGACCGGCGTGCGGAAATCCACCAAGTCTGAGAAAGCCAGCGTATCCAATAAACCGACGGGGAACCTTTCGGATGCCATCAGCATGGGCAAGAACAACATTTCTTTGCCGAACAGTGGAAAGTCAAACCGGAAGAGCATCGTGTCAGGAAGCATTATCGGCGCCGTCAGCGGGGGACGGAAGAAAAAGTACGACAGCGGTGGTGTGCTGCACGGACTTGGCGGCATAAAGGCCACGGTGGACGACGAGATGGTGCTGCCGCCCGACGTGACGGCGAAGATGCTGAAGCCGTCGGCGGATGCGCGGTTCCGGGCCAGGGTGAACGAGCTGGGCGGATTGTACGGCGAGACGCCGGTGAGCCGCAGCGTGGCGGGGAGCAGCGATAACCGCAGCTACAGCGACCACAGCGGGCCCACCTATAACGTGAAGGGCATCACGCTGACGGAGCAGCAGGCGGAGCACCTGACGGTGGCGCAGATGTGCCGGATGGCGCACAACGTGAAGCCCTACGGAGGATAAGAGCATGGACGAGAACGCAAAGACGCTGGCGGAGCTGGCAAAGCGGTTGTGGGACAACTTTTATGTGCGGCGGGTGCGGGAGACGCAGACGGATATGGTGCGGCAGTACCGGGCGCAGGTGACGACCGCGGCGGCAGACGGGAAAATCGGCGTAAAACGACCCTTTGACGAAACGGAGAGTTTTCTCCCCTATGTGAGCACGATGGCGGCGGCCCCGGTGGGGGCGCAGGTGGTGGTGCTGGTATTCGGCGAGGGGAAGAACGCTGGGAACCACATGGTTTTCATGTATGCGGACGGACGGAATATGTGAGAAAGGACGGCTGGACTATGGCGAAAAAGACGCGGCACATTCTGGTGATGAAAAGCGGCAGAGAGATACCGATAACGGGCATCACGGGACGGTACTACATCACCCGCGAGAGCCAGTACCGCAAGGGAAACCCGGACATACGGAAGATCAGGGCGGCCACGGACGAGGAGTGCGACGCGCTGACGGCGGCGGAGGACAGGAAGAAGCGTAAGCGCAGCTGAACGGAGGGCACGTGCCATGACGGAGCAGGAGAAATATCTGGCGTACCTGAGAGCGCTGAAGGGCCGGTTTCAGAAGCTGTGCCGGCTGCGCTTTCTGAACCCGGACGGGAGCACGGCGTTCTTCGTGGACAATAACCCGCGAAATAAGCACAGCGGCGCCTTTGTTGCCGACGGGGCGCTGACGGTAAATTTGCAAAACGGCGTGAGGCGAACGGCCAGTGTGACGCTGGGGAACGTGGACGGCGCGTTCGACTACAACGTAAACCACCTGTGGTTCGGGCAGGAGATCGCGCTGGACGAGGGTCTGGTGCTGCCAAACGGCGAGGACTACTACATACAGCAGGGCGTTTTCCTGATACAGAGTCCGCAGGAAACGGTGGAGCCGGGACGGCGGCTGATGCAGTACGAGCTGGTAGACAAGTGGGCCAATCTGGACGGGACGCTGTGGGGCAAGCTGGAGGGCACCTATAAGGGAAAGCTGAACGTGAACATCTTTCAGCAGATCAACGCCCTGCTGCAGGACGACAAGGGAAACGGGCGGAAGGTAGACCCCATCCCCCCGGTGTACACGGAGTATTACAACGGCAAGAAGCAGAAACTGACGGACGGAACCGAAGTAAATTTGGTGGACGCGCCGTACACGTTGGAGGTGGATCCGGGAAGCGGCACATACGCGGAGGTGATACTGGGCTTTGCGGAGATGCTGAACGCATGGATCGGCTACGACGCCACGGGGCGGCTGCGGATAGACCCAAGTCAGGACGACCTGCTGGACAGTGAAAAGCCCGTCAGCTACGCCTTTTCGATGGGGGAGGCGACGCTGCTGGGCATGACATACACGGCGCAAAACACCGAGGTGTACAACGACTACATCGTGCTGGGGGCGGCGCTGGACGACAACAGCCAGCCGGGGGCGAGAGCCACCAACAACGACCCCATGAGCGACACCAACGTACAGCTGATAGGCCGAAAGACGGTGTGGACAGAGGAGGACGGCTACGCAACGGAGACCATGTGCCGGGACAGGGCAGAGTGGGAGCTGAAGCGCTCCACGGTGCTGCAGAAGAGCGTGGACATCAGCTGCGGCCAGATCTTTCACATCAAGGAGAACGAGCTTGTGACGCTGGTGCGCCGGGATAAGCAGGGGAGCCCCACGGAACGGCACCTGGTGACAGGCTTTTCCCGCCCGCTGACGGGAGAGGGACAGATGACCATATCCGCCACCAGCGTGGCGGACTTCCCGGTGGCGACGGTGACGGTGTGGCCGCTGAAAACGGAGACAAAGACATAAACGGAAGGAGGGAAGGACGATATGGCACTTTTTATGCCGACAAATATCACGCCCTCCACGCTGGGAGCGCTGGGCAACGGGACGGTGGACGCAAGCCAAAACATGACCGTGACCTGGCAGGTGGACGGACAGAACGCCATGACGGCGTTTGAGATAAAAATTCTGGCCAACACGGCGGAGAGCGCACAGCTGTACGACTCGGGAAAACGGACGGACAACTGCCCCTTTTACGGGCGAAACGCCAAGGGCGATGTGGTGTTTTTCAGCTACACGATCACGGCGGCGGCGCTGGCTGCGGCGGGAATCACCAACGGAAACAGCTACAAGCTGCTCATCACCCAGTGGTGGACAGACGCAGACAGCGTGACGCAGCAGAGCGCATCGGTATTCGTGTGCCGGAGCGCACCGGTGCTGACCATCAACGACTTTACGAAGCCGGTGGCGGCGAAGGAGATGACGTGGACGGCCAGCTATTCGCAGGCGCAGGGCGACCCCATTATTTGGGCGCGGTGGCAGATTGCACCGGCAATGGACACGGAGGACGTGCTGTACGACACGGGCAACGTGGCGACGGCACAGGTGGCGTTTTACTACGACGGCTTATTCACCGGGCAGGAATACGCCGTGCGGTGCCGGGTGGAGACCAGCAACGGCGTGGTGGCAGACACGGGCTGGGTACAGTTCGCGGTGCAATACAGCGCCAGCAATTATACCGGCGCGGTGGTGACGTGCGTAAAGCGGAAGCAGAGCGGCGTGCTGGTGTCGTGGCCGGGCGCCTACGACATACCGGGCACGGCGGAGGGCGAATACACCATCCGAAACGGGGAGCTGAACCTGAGCACCGGATCCACGGTGACATGGGACACGGTGACGGGCGAAGCGATGGCGCTGACGACGCCCATAAGCATCGTATGGAAGGGAACGGTCAAGGCGCTGCCGGCGACGCTATTCAACCTGACCGGCGCGGACGGAAAGTCGCTGACGGTGACGGTGAGCACAACGGCGGTGCGGGCTATGCAGGGCGGCGCGGAGATAGGCCGGGTGAACGCTGCCTTTGCCCCGGAGGATGAGCTGACGGTGGCGCTGACGGGCGGAAAGCTGTATGTGCGGCGGCGGTATGAGCGGGGACTATTCCCGGCGGAGAGTCTGAAACCGTCGGTGCGGCTATTCCCCCGGGCCAGCCAATTCTCGGTGCTGAAATACATGGCGGACGCGGTGATGGCGGACATGACCGTGGTGAACGTGAAACTGGTTGGCGCACAGGTGTGCGACTACCTGTGGATAGAGGAGGGCGAGTTGACGGACACGGTGGTGGCGGCACTGATGAGCGCAGCGGGGTACACACCGGAGTTCGGCGACAGGACGCTGCTGCTGGCGGACTTCGCCACAGACCTGCGGGGCGGCAACATCGTGGCGGAGGAGCCGCTGACGGGCTGGGCCGTATACCGCAGAGAGGAGGGCGCAGCGTCGCTGGTGCACGTGGCGGACGTAGGGTACGCGGAGCGCAGCGTGATCGACTGCGCGGCGGCCTCGCAGGGAACGTACACCTACTACGTATTCGGCGTGGGGGAGAGATCCTTTGTGACCACGGCGCTGCCCAGCCAGCCGGTGACGGTGCGCTTGTGGGACTGGACGATACTCTCCTGCGCGGAGGACGGCGACAACGTATACCGGGTGGAGGAGCTATTCCGGTTCAGCCTGAACGTGGAGAGCGGGACGGTGAGCAACAACAACCGACCGACGCTGCTGGGAAACTTCACCCGATACCCCACGGTGCAAATGGTGCCGCAGCTGTACCAAAGCGGCGAGCTGAGCGGCTATATCGGCGAGGTGGGCGCCAATGCGGAGTACAGCGACACGCTGGCGAAGCGGGACGCGCTGTTTGCTCTGGCGCTGACGCAGAACACCTTATTCCTGAAAAACCGAAAGGGCGAGGTGCTGCGGGTATTTGTCAACGCGGAGATCACCTGCGAGACGCAGGACAACACGCGGCAGCAGGCGCTGATCTGCGCGGTGCCGTGGGCTGAGACCGGGAGCGCGGAGGGCGCACAGATACTGATACGGCAGGGCGACACCCTGTGGACCGTAGCAAAAAATTGACGGACGAAAGGAGCGAGGGACGATATGGCAGGTTACACGAACCCCGGATGGAACAACGATGCGCCGCCTGCACTGAACGCGGAGAACCTGAACGCGCTGTGCAACGAGGTGGAGGAGATGAGCGCAGGGTTCCCGGACAAGCAGGACATAACGGACAAGCTATCGCTGACGCTGGCGGCGGCAAGCTGGACAGGGAGCGCAAGCCCCTACACCCAGGGCGTGACCATCACAGGCGGCACGGCCACCAGTCAGGCGGACATTCAGGCAGACGCAACGGCGATACAGCAGATGCTGGACGACGGCACCAACGCTATCTACATCGCCAACAACAACGGGACATTCACCGCCTACGCTGTGGGAGAAAAGCCCACCGCTGACCTGAGCGTTCAGGTGACGGTGTACGAAGTGAAGGAGGTAGTTTAACGATGGTTATTATCGGTAAGTCGCAAATTGCGGGGGGGGTACTGCTAAACGATTAGAGTTTGAGTACACCGGAACGTACAACGAACGGCTGGAAGATGGCGTGGTAGAGCTGCTGACAAGTGGTGTGCTGACGGTCAAGAAGGAAGCGGCCATTGATGCCTTTTTAGTTGGAGGGGGTTCTTCTGGACGGTCAGGGTCGAGGGCCACTTCTGGTGCCATTGCTGGTGGAATTGGCGGAAGTGGGGGAACTACCAAAACTCTATTGAACATCATACCAAGAGTAAACACAGAGTATCCTATCGTTATCGGTGCTGGTGGCGCTGCAACTTACACACCCGACAATGGCGGTCTCAGCGCAAATCCCGGAGGAGATACTGTCGCTTTCGGCTCTACTGCTGCTGGCGGAACGGTGACTTCGGGAGGTTCAGGAGGAGGTGCTGGCGCGAGGGTAGCAAAAGCGGCAAACGGCGGTTCGGACGGTGCTGATGGGGGTAGATCCTCCTCAGGTTCCTCCTCAGATAAAGGCGGTACTGGTCAGGGCACCACAACGCGAGAATTTGGCGAAGCCACTGGCAAACTGTATTCTGGCGCTGGCGGAGGCGGGGATGGTTATTCGGGTAGTTATTACGGGAGTGTTGGTTTAGGGGGAGAGGGGGGAGGAGGAAACGGTGCACCCAGGTCTGGTTCAGGCTCTAATGGAACTGATAACCTCGGCGGGGGTGGTGGAGGCGCTGGAGGTTCAGAAATTTATTCAGGACGCTTTTCTTATTCAGGGGCTGGCGGCTCTGGTATCGTGTGCATAAGGCTACACAAAGAATAAACACGGCCTCCGTTTCGGAGGTCGGGAACGGAGGTTTATATGGCAAGTATATGTGGTTCCCCTGTTTGTGCCGGTGGTAAGCCGAAGCTGAAATTTACCTACACAGGGGACTACGTGGTGAGAAAAGACGGCGTTGTGGAACTGCACAGCAGCGGAACTCTGGTGTTTATCAACCCTGCGGTAATTGACGTGTTTATGGTTGGCGGTGGAGGGATGGGCGGTGTTATGACAAACCCAGGCATTTCTTCTGGTGCTGGCGGCGGTGGTGGCGGGTACACGGCAACAGCAAGAAAACAGTCGGTAAGCGGCTCCATCAATGTAACAATTGGGCAGGGCGCAACTTCCCAAAGCCACCAAAGCGGAAAGCAGTACGGCGGTACAACTACTTTCGGTTCAATTCTTTCTGCAAACGGAGGTGAAAGTGCGTATTATACACCGCAGTACGAAGGGACGTATGCACTGAACGGAGGAGCCGGGGGAAGTGGAGGAGGCTCACAATCTGGCACCGGTGGGGAAAACGGTGGCGATGGCCAAACTGTGGAATTTGGTAGTTATAACTCCAAAGGCGGGGCAGGTCAGGGCGCAACTACAAGGGAATTTGGAGAGGAGAACGGTAAACTATATGCTGGTGGCGGAGGTGGTGGAGTATCCCAGTCCGCTGTTGTAACGCCGGGTGGCAACGGTGGCGGAGGAAGTGGAGGTTATAAGCTAACAAGTGGTCACTCTCAGAACCCAACCGCTGGGGCTGATAATACCGGCGGTGGCGGAGGTGGAGGTGCAACTATTACTGGGTCTGGTCCAAATGGTGCTTATGGTGGTTCCGGCATCGTGTGTTTCCGTGACGCGCAGGAGTTGCCGGAGTTGGCTGGGACGTGGGTGCTGAATGGGCGGTTGTATCCGTCTCAAACTGGCGAAGCCATCAACGAAAACATCAACTTTACAGCTGTCACCCCCAATGGGAACTTTACTGGTGCGAAAATCGCCGTGGGTTATACATCTACGTCTACGGTGGGGTTTTATCTGAACCAGTCTACCACCTTTGCAGTTTATCAGTTCAGCAACAATCAATGGACTGACAGAACAAGAGCAATTTCCCAGATTACGTTCCCAGCAGGGTCAATTGCGTCCAACGAGTTCCGCGCATGGCTGGCGAGTAACGCGACTAAACAGGCGTAAGGAGGTGCTGCATGGCTATTACAGGAAAACCCATCGCAATGGGCATCAGCGGGGGCACGGTGTACTTCCCGGTCAGCTACACGGCAAGGCACAGCATGAGGGATGACGGAAGCGTTGTGCTGCTGGAAAGCGGACAGGCGACCTTTGACAAGCCCACGGCGGCAACAGTGACCACAGCAGACGGCAAGAGTGCCACGGCGGTGCTGGATGGCACCTACGACGTGGCGATAGGCAGCGAGGGCGGCGCGACCTCTTTCGGTGACATCGTAAGCGGAGAGGGGCCTGTGACGCTGACAAAAGGAGCGTGATTAAGTGAGATACGCATTGGTTGAAAACGGCACAGTGACCAACATCATCGAAATGGACAAGCGGAACGAGCAGTTCTTCCCCTCCGCCGTGTACACCGGTGACAGACCGGTGGGCATGGGCGACACGTACACGGAGGGCAAGTTCTACCGTGATGGCAAAGAGGTGCTGACGGCACTGGAGGAGGCCAACAACGAGATAGACAGCCTGACGCAGCAGCTGGGCGAGGCTGTGGAAACCATCTATCAGGCGGATATGGAGGTTATCGGATGAGCATGATTATCGGTAAAGCGTTAATTGCGGGGGGGGGGTACTGTTGACCGGTTAGATTTTACCTATACGGGGCAGTACAACGAGCGCCTTGAGGACGGCGTGGTGGAATTTCTGACCAGCGGCATCCTCAAGTTCAAGAAAGAGGCGGCCATTGATGCGTTTTTGGTTGGAGGTGGCAGCAGTGGAAGTAGCGGGCGAACTGTACAGTATAATTCCAATACGAACGGAGCAGGCGGTGGGGGCGGTGGTTATACTAAAACGCTCCTAAATATTATTCCGAGAGCAGGTCAGGAATATCCGGTAATTATTGGCAGTGGTGGGGCTGAGCAAACAACCAACTTGTCTGTTGGAAATGCTGGCGGGACTACTTCTGCATTTGGTTCTTCAGTTGGCGGTGGAGAAGTAGCGTCAGCAAGGGAACATGGAAGCAATGGCGGATCTGGCGGCGGCCAAGGTGGCACCCAGACAGCTTCAACTCGAAACGGAAAGGCTGGAGGTGTGGCTGGCGGAAACGGGGGCTATTATTCAAATACATCTAATGGAGGAATTGGCCAAGGCACCACTACTCGTGAGTTTGGCGAACCTACCGGTAAACTCTATGCTGGTGGGGGGGGTGGCGGTACTTCCTTCTATGGAAGTGCCCCTTTCTTTGCTGGAGCAGGAGGCGACGGTGGGGGCGGTGAAGGTGCAGGATATTATGACAATGCTGCTGCTGGAACCCCCAATACCGGCGGCGGAGGTGGAGGTGGAGCAGGAAATACTGCCACCCTTGGTGTAGAACGTGGCATCGGTGCTGCTGGCGGCAGCGGTATCGTGTGTATCCGTCTGCACAAGGAAGCGTAACAACAAACTGAAAGGAGAACGACTATGTACAACATTATGACGAAGCTCATCAACAAGCGGTTTTACAAGACCCGTGAGGAGGCGCAGCAGAAGTGCGACGTGTTTTACGCCGTGGGGCGCATCACGGACGAGCAGTACACGGACCTGTGTGCGCTGATCGAGAGCGTGTACGGCGAGACTGAAGCAAAGTAAGAGACAACCGCACAAACAAATACTCGCGGCAATGGGGCCGCGGCAGAAAGCCGAATGGGGCTGCGCCGGTGGAGAACACCGGCAGCAGTCCCATTTTGTTTTACACAAACAGGACAGGCGCATTGACGCCGGAAAGGAAGAACAGTATGGATTTTGCATCTTTGGGCATTGCGAGTGTGGCGGCGATCACCGTCGTGTGCTACCTCATCGGCATGGCTGTTAAGGCCAGCGGGCTGAACGACAAGTGGATCCCGGTCATCATGGGCGTGTGCGGCCTTGTGCTGGGCGTGGTGGGTATGTTTATCATCCCCGACTATCCCGCGCAGGACTACATCACCAGCGCGGCTGTGGGTATCGTCAGCGGTCTGGCGGCGACGGGCGTTAATCAGATCACGAAGCAGCTGAAGGACAAGGTGGAGGAGGCCGTATGAACGGCGCCAGTAAGATCATCAAGATAGCCCGGGAGGAGCTGGGCTATCTTGAGAAGGCTTCCAACGACACGCCGGAGACACACTATCTCGACAGCAAGACCGCCAACGCCGGGGACAAGAACTTCACGAAGTACGCACGGGACATTGACGCCATCCCCCATTTCTACAACGGGAAAAAGCAGGGGTACCCGTGGTGCACCACGTTCGTGGCGTGGGTGAACGTGCAGGCGTTCGGCGTAGCAGAGGCGAAGCGGCTGCAGAACCTGCCGGACGACAGTCTGGGCGCGGGCGTGTACTACCTGAAGCGGTACTTCAAGGCTGCGGGGCAGCTGGGCACTACGCCGAAGGTGGGCGCACAGGTATTCTTCGGCGACGATCACACGGGCATTGTAACGGAGATCGTTGGCAAGGGCTTCCGCACCATTGAGGGCAACACCAGCCCGCAGAGCGGCGTGGTGATCAACGGCGGCGGCGTGTACGAGAAGGAGTACGCCAGCGTGAAGTCCTCGTACACCTTCGGCTACCCGGATTATCAGGAGAGCGACGAGGACGCGCCTGCGGAGAAACCGAAGATCTATCTGTCCCCGGCGTACCACATGGCCAACCAGTGCTGCTATAAGCGCCCTGATGGCCAGCAATGTTACGAAACTCTCGAAAACAACGAGTTTCTGGACATTTTGCAGCCCATGTTGGAGCGGTGCGGCTTTGACATCATGCGCGGCCCACGCCGGACGCCCATGAGCGACGAGTACGGCCCGGACTATATGTACCGCGCCATCAAGGAGAGCAACAAGTGGGGCGCAAAGGTGCACTATGTGTCCCACACCAACGGCAGCACCAACGGCCCCACCGGGCACGGCACGGTAAAGGGATTTTTGTCCATGTACCACCCCAGCAGCGCCAACGGGAAGAAGCTGGCAGAGCTGATGGTGAAGTACCGGAAGGCCATCTACCCCCACGGCTGCCGGACGGCGACGCGGAGCGACCTGCACGAGCTGGACGACACGAAAGCCTACGCCGTGTACCAGGAGCACGTGTACCACGACAACCCGGAGGACGCGGCGTGGTTCCATGAGCACATGGAGGATTGCGCCGTGGCGGACTGCAAGGCGCTGTGCGAGTTCTGCGGGCTGGAATATGTGGAGCCGGAGAAGCCGCAGGAGCCGGAACAGCCGACCGTAACCGAAACGTACACCGTGAAGGTGACGCGGAGCGCGGACGGGAAAAGCGGCACGTGGGAGATCGTAAAGTGACCTCGGAGCGCATAAGGCGATAGGACAAAAACGACCGGAGAAATAAAAATAAGCCCCCTGCGGCGCACAGAGCGTCACAGGGGGCTTTCTACTTTAACAGGAGGGTAGTTTGACGGGTAAAAAAGAAACGCCGCAGAGGGCGTTTACGGGCGAAACAGAAAGATGCCTCCCGCCGGGAGTGAAGGGGGGGTAACACTCGGCGGCGGGAGGGCTTGAAAAGTGGGAGACGCAGCCTGTGTGTAAAGGGAGGGCTGCATCACATTTACTGTAGCACAAACGGGCGGGCGCGTCAATGGCGGGCGGCAAATCTTTACGCATTTTGCACCCTCCCGGCCAAAATGTTGGCGTTGATGTCCGCCTGACGCTCACGGGCTTCGAGAACGAGGGCGGCGGAGCGCTTGCCGGTGCGGGAAAGCAGACGGCCTGAATAGCGCTGGGTGACGTTGGGATTGGTGTGACCCAGCTTGGACTGAAGCTCCTCCTGCTTCATACCGGCGTTGAGGTCGATGCGGGCGCCTACATGGCGCAGGTCGTGGCTGCGGATGTCGGGAACGCCGGTGACTGCCCTGACGTGGGATTCCACAAGGGTGGAGAGCCATTGGCGGGAGCCGCGCTGCCACTCGCGGCTCTCATCGCCGGTGCGGGGACCGAAGGAACCCTTGGGCGCGGTGTTGCCGAACAGGGGCGCTGTGTCGGGAAGGTCCTTCGGGCGGATGCCGCTGGCCAGATAGATACGGACGGCGGACTGGGCGATGTCGGGAAACTCGATGCGGCGGAACTTGCTGCCCTTGCCGCTCTCGACGGAGAGCTCGCCGTCCTCCCAGTGGAGATCCGCCGGGGTGAGGTCCAGAATCTCGGCGTTGCGGAGCTCGGTGGTCAGAAGCATGATGACGATGGCGTAATTCCGGGGCCATGTTTTCGCCTTGGCGGTGGCGGGCTTGTCGTTGCGCCAAAGCTTCATCACCTGCTGGTCGGTGAGAAGCACATCATAGGGGCGGCGGGCTGTCTTGCGGGTGTCGGGCGTCAGGCGGCGGGAGACAGGATTATTGGCGTACCAGCCGCCGCACTCGGGGTCGCTGGCGTAGTCGAAAAAGGTGCGGAGCCGGTTGACGTAGAGGGCGACGGTGTAGTTGCTACAGCCGCTGTCGATCAGGTTGTCGCGCCACAAAAGGATGGTGGCGTAGGAGGGGTCGGCGTAGTTCTCTTTGGACTCGATGAAGAAGTTGACGAAGTTCTCCAGCGTGGCGGTGTACGCCTCGACGGTGCGGGGGGAAGCGCCGGTGGCGGCGCAGTTTTTGATGTAGGAATCTGTGGCGGCAAGAAGCGTCCTTTCTGGCCTACTTGATCTTGGCACAGGTCATTCCTCCTTCCTGTGAGGTTCGCGGGGTTCTAAAATCTCCACGGTGTCGGGGAGCAGGAGGCGGGCGGCGGACTCGCTTTCGGCGGTGATGAGCATGGTCATAATCTCGCCGTCCCGCTTGCGGCGGACGGTAAAGGGGTATTCGCGCTTTATCACGTTGGTGACGAGCATGGGGTCATTCCTCCTTCTGCATACCGTCCACGCCAAAGGTGAAGCGGACGATATTGTGGATCACATCGCTGTCGGCGACAATGAACGTGTCGCAGAATGTGAACAGGGAAGCGATGGCAGTCTTGGTTCTGTCCAGACCGATGAATGGCGTATGGAGCACGACGGAGACTGTGGCGGTTTCGCTTTCGGGCTTGGGATCGTTGCAGTCTACGGCGAAGTCGGGGCGCAGGGTGAGGGCTGCTTCCTTGAGGGAGATGTACTGTTTGAGCTTTTCAGGTCTGATAGACATGGTGGTGTCCTCCTTACAGAATTTTGTCATAGTATAGTCTACCGGCAAATGCGGATTTTGTGCAAGGGATTTGAAAAAATTTTCAAGATTTAGCCGCGACGGAGAGTGGGGACAATATCGGCGATGATGCCGGCGGCCTCGGATGCCTCGGCGGTGGTGTTGTACCAGTCGAAGGAGAAGCGGATGGTCTCCAGTGCCTGCTGCTCGGTAAGGCCGCTGGCCATGAGGTTGGCGGAGGCGGCGTTGTCGCCGGAGGAACAGGCGGAGCCGGTAGACACCATGACGCCGTTTACGCTGAGGGCGGCGGCGAGGGCAGCGCCGTAGACACCGGGGAAACGGATGGAGAGGATGTGGGGAGCGCAATCCTTGCTGCTTTTGCCGACGGGCAGATTGATGTCGAAATCCACACGGTGGCAACCAAGGGAAATGATAAGTTCCTGAGCGACGGCGCGGATAGTTTTCTCGTTTTCCTCCATGTGTAGGGAGCGCCAGGTGAGGGCGGCGGCCATAGAGCTGACAAGGGGGACGGAGACCGTCCCGCCGCGCATACCGCGCTCCTGTGCGCCGCCGAAGATCATGGGGGCGATGGGACAGCCGCGGCGGACGATGAGTGCACCGATGCCCTTGAGGGAGCCGAACTTGTGGCCGCCGAAGGCCATGTAGTCCGCACCCAGCGCCTTGAAGTCCACGGGGATGTGGCCTACGGCGGCGGTGGCGTCAAGGGCGATGCGGTGGGGGCGGTTGTTGCGGCAGAAAGCGTCCACATTGCTTATCTGGCCGGTTTCGTTGTTGACGAGGGATAGGATGGCGGAGGGCTTGCCGTGGGTAGCGATGGGCACGAGGTATGACCGGGCAGCCTCGCTAACGGCGTGGTGAACGGTACCGTTGTAGTTGATGGCGTCGGTCTCCAGCCGGAGGCATCTGACCATCCAGTTGCAAGCTTCGGTGGCACCGGAGGTAAAATACACCTCGTCCGGTTCGCAGTTCAGTTTGTCGGCGATGATGGCACGGCAAGATTCCAGTTCGGCCTTAGCCTCGCGCCCAACGGCGTGGGCGCTGGAAGGGTTGCCGAAGATGGCGCACTGTGTGGCGGCACCAAATGCGCCGGGAACGGGCGGCGTGGTAGCGGCATTGTCGAAGTAGATCATGTCAGGTTTCTCCTTTTCGTAAGAAATTTTGCAAAGTGAGTCTTGGGTTACTTGTTGTGTTTCTGCAAAGCGTGTTATGTTTTTCGCCGGCTGTGTTTGCATATTTGCCGATATTCAAAACGCAACGGAAATATAGTTTACAAAACAAGCCGGAGGGCGGTGTGCCGTCCGGCTCGTAATGTGGGATATTTTGTGTGGGTACGGCCCTGCGCCGTCAGCTGTTGACGGCATCCTTGAGCTGTTTTGCGGGCTTGAAGATGGCCACGCGCTTAGCGGGGACGGTGATGACCTCGCCGGTAGCGGGGTTCTTGCCGGGGTGCGCGTCGCGGACCTTGCTTGTGAAGATGCCGAAGCCGGAGATATTCACGCTGTCGCCGGAGCGCATGACGCCGGTAAGGGTGTTGGCAGCGGCGGCGATCACGCGCTCGACGTCGGACTTCTTCATGTCGGTCGCTGCTGCCAGAGTGGAAATAAACTCGCTCTTGGTCATGGAATGTGCCTCCTTTCTGTTGTAGATTTTAGACTGAAACGTTTTATCGCCTTGCGGCTGGTGGGGGATCGGGGACTTGAACCCGGAACCGGGCCGTTATGAGCGGCCTGCTCTGCCGATTGAGCTAACCCCCCAGGGGGTTGGGCGGCGGGCTGCCCAGACCGCGCCGCCCGGAAGGAGAAATCGCTTGGCCTGCCTGTATTCCAACAGGAGCCGGGGAAAATGAACAAAACCCGGTGCTGCTTCTTACAGCCGCAGCATTTATAAAGGAGGTCCTATCTGGACCGCGGACGCCTGTCGCGTCCGATGGAGCAGGAGGCGGGAGTCGAACCCGCATGGCTTGCCGGCGCACGGAAAATAAAACATGAACATTGGAGGTGTTGATGTGTCCGAACAACAGCAGTAGAAAGGAGATTTCTGTGTGTGCCGTGCAAGCGCCCCAATGGCGCTCCTGCGTAGAGAGTGGGGAGGACGGGCTGGGGGATGCCCGCCTCCCCGATGGGGTGGGGCGTTCCTTCGTTCGCTGTCACGCCCAAATCGTGCTACCGGCTGGTTCGACCCGGCGACACCGCTGCCAGATGCGGAGGTTTCATTCCTGACGGGGGAAGTCATCCATCAGGCGGGCATGGAGCAGCGTAGCGGATTCGAACCGCCACTCCCAGCTTGGAAGGCTGGTGTGCTGACCGTTGAACACTAACGCTGCAAATTTTGCGGGGACACAGTTGGCGGGGTGCCGGTGCGGATGGCTACTGACCTACACGGCGGCCTTGTCCAAAGACAGCCGCCACCACGCCGCTTCCACATCTATAGGTTATCGCCTCGGATTTTCGCCGCACACGCCGGCACCCGAACCAACCACGGAACTTTTCAGCCCTGCGCCGGTACGTCGGTCGCATCCGTTCATCTTTACAAAGCCGGTGCCAGCCAATACATAAATTACTTCGTCCTGCCGCTTTCGTACAGCGCACAGGAAAGACCACTTCCGCAGGCTTACGCTCCGTGCGGCTGCGAGGCAAGAGGTCACGCCTATGGTGCAGACGGCAGGATTCGAACCTGCGACTTTCCGAGCTCGCGCTTTACGCTACGATCAGACCCTCTTCCACGGCTGAGGTACATCTGCATTGAGGGGAGGGGGTGCCGCGCCATATCCCGCTTTGGCGGCGCGGCGGAAGCCTCGTTCTCTTATGGCGCTGGGTGACGCCATTTAGCCGGCAGCCCCGACACTTCTCCCGATGCCCGATAGTGGGCGAGACTGGGCGGCGGGCCTCTCTGCCATGTTATGATACTCGCACGAGAACCCCAACGGGCGGCTGTTTTGGGGCGGCGAGGGCTCGAACCTCAATTCAGTGATCGCGTCACCAGCATTAACCTTTATGCTACTCGCCCCAAGGGGGTGCTCGTCTTTCCGAGCCGCCAGATCTTTTCCGTGCCTCGCTTTTGCCAGCAGATCACAGGCGCAATTACAACATCGAGGCTTGAGGGGCTTACTTCAGGACTTCGCATCACCCATACGGCTATCCCGCTAAACGCTCGTCACTCGCGGTGTCCACGTAGAATTGGAGGTATCGGTGGGGATCGGACCCACGACCTGCTCATTACGAATGAGCTGCTCTGCCAGCTGAGCTACGACACCGGATCCCCACCTTGTTTACGTCCTGGTGGGCGAGCTGACGTGCGGCGGAGGGGCTTGCGCCACCGTGACCGCGTTCCTGCCAGAATTGCGCTGGGAACACCGGAAGAATGGATGTAAGACCGGTGCAGCCTTTCTTACGGAAGGGCTTATATAATTCGGGGGGGTACACCGAAGCCGTCGGGGAAGGGGTCTCCCCTTCGGCAATTTTAAGTATGCTCCCCGTGTCAAGGGAACTTCTGAAAGTTTTTGAAAAAATTTTCAGGTGTTGTAACACTCGCGGAAGCTGCCGTATTTCATGCGGAACTCTACCACATAATAGCGGCGCAGAGGGTGGATGTAGATCACTTTGCCGGTGGCCTTTTTCTCGGTGTCGGCGATACAGCGGGTGACGGTATCTTCCAGTTGGATGTTGGAGGGGATCATGGGGAAGCCTCCTTTCTTGTGTTTCTATGATGGAGTATAGGCACCGTGTCAAGGGAAGCAAGCAAAAAAATATTCCGGTCGGTTGACCGGAGAGTCGGCATAGGGTAAAATGCTCCTGAAGAAAGGGTGGTGGTTTTGTGGGGAAGTATAGACCGTTTTCGTTCGGGTCGAGAGTGAAGAAACGACCGGAACAGCCAGAAAGTACGTCTGGTGTAAAATGTGAGCGCAGATGGAGATGCGGTGAATGTAAGAACCGGGACATTTGCGGACTGTATGGGAAGTCGGACGATCTTGCTTGCTACGAGATAGTGCAGAAGAAATGAACCCCGCACGGCTGATGCCGCGCGGGGGTTTGTTATTTACTCCATTTTCGGCCGCAGGAGAGGCAAACAAATTGAACGTCATTTGCGCCGATTGCGCCGCCCAACAGACCGACAGGGCCAAGTAGCAGACCGCCAACGGCAGCCTTGCCGATACCGAAGCCTTTTTTGACAGCTTGGATGTTGGGTTTTCCGCAAAACGGGCATACGCCAGAAGCGGCGTTTCCGTAACGAGGAGAGGGCGCAGCTATACGTTTGGATGGAACGTTTGTTAGATCCGTTCTGGCCAAAGCCTCCGCATGACATTGAGGGCAAATCAACGTTTCGTTCAACGTGTAGCTTTCCTGGCTGTTCCGAGTGACAAAGGAAAACGGCTTTTCGATGGTGCAGCCGCATTTACACCGGATGTAGACCTTCCCGGCGTGTATGCGGTCGATGCAAAACTGGCGGTCAACGCTGCCTGCCTGTTCTGCATTGCTCTCGGTTTGCCGGTGAGGCTGTTCTCTGATCGGATAACCACAATGTGGACAGACGTCTGCCTTGTCGCTGACTTGGCCGTTACATTCCGGGCAGGTAATCAATGCCATAATGTTGCTCCCCTTTCGATTTTAATGTATCATTATTCCCCGTCGAAAACGGAGAAAATGGTCTGCATGATTTTGTGGATCTCCGGGTCGTCGTAGCGGTCCGGGGTGATGACGAGATCGAGAAGGCCAAGTCCGTCCAGGTCGGCGATGTCGTAGGTCTCCTGTTCACTGTGCTGCGCCACCAGCTCCGCAAGGCGGCGGGGAAAGCCCTGGCGCTCCGCCTCGTCGATAAACTGTGCAGCGGTCATCTGCTGTTCCGGTCCGGAAAGCGCCTCTATGTCCAGCTCGTCCATGACGATGCCGGACAGCTCAGGCGATGCCCCGGAAAGGCGGAGGGCGAGGTCCAGCGCCTGTACGTCGTGGGGCGTGTATGCCTGCTTCTCCGGTGATGCGGCAAAGGCGCGGTCCAGGGCGGCGTTGGTGTCCTCGAAACTGTAGGGAAGGATGCTGTGGGCGGCAAAAATAAATTCCTCTCGTGTCATGGGTGGTATTGGCCTCCTCGCTGTTCTTGTCGTCAGAATAGCACATTCAGGCGGCAATAGCAAGGGCGTTCTGTGGGAATTACGACAAAACAGGAGCGTTTTTGGCGCTCCTGTTCGTATGTTACGGGTCCTGTTCGCCGGGGTCGAGGTCAAAGCCGTCATAGGGGGCGTTAAGGAAGTCGGTGCAGCATTTGACGCAATCCTCGTCGAGGCATAGGTCGAGGTCGGCGGAGTAGGGACACATGATCCACTCCGCCAACTGCTCGGCGGTCATCTCGCGGAAGTGTTCAAGGTTTGTTTTGCGGTGCTGTTCCATCTGGAAGCCCTGCTGGGATTTAGCATAGGCAGCTGCACAATCGCCGTAGGCGGGGCACTGAGGGGCGGCGCAGGGCAGCACGGCCTCCATGCCTGTCATTTTGCAGATGTGGCTCATACGTTGTGTTCCTCCTGTTCGTCGGGGCTGTTGGCGATGTGCCTGCGGATGGGCATGATGAGTGCGTCGCCGTCCGGGCTGTGGAAATAGACACAGGACAGCTCACCGGGGCGGCAGGCGGCGGTGCAGCCGGGAAGCGCCTCCAGAATGTTCAGCAGATAAAGGGCGTTGACCATTGGCAGACCGTCGCCCCAGCTGAAGCAGGTGGAGAGCGTGTCCCCTGCGGGGTGGGACTCGGCCTTGTATTTTGCCCGGTCGCTGGCGATCTTGGCGCGTACCTCGGCGGCAGTTGGTAGGTTGAGGGTGACGGTGGCGCCGTCGCTGTTCAGCAGCTCCGGTATGGTGTCGTAGACGTGAGGGTCGTTGGGCGGCGGCGCCCATTGCAGCGCGGTGGAGGGCGTGTTCAGGCGCAGGAGGGTGAAGCCGTCCGTGATGCACTGGCGGCCCTGTTCGTCCAGAAACGCGCCGGCGAAATGGGAACGGATCCAGCCCTGCTTGGAAACGGAGGCGTTGTACAGGCGCCGCAAGGCGGTGGCACTGGTGCGGCGCTTGTCGTCCCGCTTGTATTGCTGGGCCATGTCGGTACGGATGGCGCGGACCAGGAGCGCCAGCTGGTGGCCGGCGTTGATCTCGCCGTGGGTGTTCGGGTCGATGGCGGGTTCCAGGGCGCAGAAAAAGCGGCGTTCCTGTTCCGGGAGGGAATAGGCTATGGCGTAGAGGTTTTCCAAAAGCTTTTCGGGGGTCATGGTGTGGTGCTCCTTTCGTGTGGTGTTCGCTCACATTCCGGGCAGCGCCATGAGGGCGCTGCCGGAGGTGATGAGCATGGACGGGTCGGCGATGGTTTTTTCGTAGCTCTCCGCGCCCTGGAAATCATCAATGACGGCCTGTTCTTCGGCGGTCATGTCGGCGTAGTGCTTTTTGCCGTAGGTGGGCGGCAGCCAGTTCTTTTTCTGACCGGCAAAGATGTTCAGACGGTCGATGATGCGGGACGCCTCCGGCTTAAACTTGATGTGGCAGGTACCCTTTTTGTAGAAGGTGCAGGTAAAGTAGGTGAAATCCGCCTTGTTCATGTCGTTCATGTTGGCGATGCGGACGGCGCGATCTATGGGCGTGTGGAAAGTGGTCTCGCCGCGGTCCAGATAGTTCATAGCGCGTTCCAGATCGGAGATTAGGCCGTTCACCCGGTAGCTGTCCAGCTTTTCGCGGCCCCAGCTGGCGTGGCAGCCGTTGGAGGGGATGATGACCTTCATACCCACCTTGTGGGCCTTGTTCGTCGCCCAGCCGTTATAGTAATGGATGTTGTTGGCGCACTCCGGGTACCAGGAGTGCTTAGCTGAAAACCGCTCGAACAAGTCGAGGATGGAATCCTCCACGCCGCGGGAGAGCTGGGCGGCAATCTCGCGCATGACAGTCTCGATGTTGTAGCGGGAGAAATCGTACTCGGAAAGAGAATTGACCTTGCCGTAATAGTCCTGCTGCATGACAGAGGTCATTTTGTCGGTGAGCTCCGGACGGCGCAGGAGATTGCTCCAATACTTGGCGCGGAGACCGAAAAGGTAGGCGTTCAGCATGGTGGCGTTGTTGCCGGTGTTCCTGTTGCCCACCTTGAGGGACAGGAGGGGTTCTCCGCGATCTTTGCCGGGGTCCATGTAGGGGCGGAGGGCGGCGAACTCGTTGATAAGCTTTTCGCCCAGGGCGGCCTCGAAGTTATAGCCATCGATCATGTTCTGCAGCCAGTCGGCGGAGGCAAGGTCGGTGGCCTGTTCGCTGCTTGGGGTGCTCTTTTCGTGGGCGCGGCGGAGGGAGGAAAGAATGTCGCTGGGGATTTCTTTTTTCGGTATGTTCACATAGACCAGCGCGATCTCTACGTCGGTGGGGCGCTGGGCATGGCGGAAGGCGTTTTCAATGAACTCAATGCGGGCGTTGTGTTCGTGCAGCTGCTGCAAAAGAATTTTGCGGCGGTTGGTGTAGGGGTTGCGTATGGTCTCAGCGTTCAGCAGGCAGACGATCTGGCCGCCGCGCTCCATGAGGGAGAGGGCGTGCAAAAGGTGTTCGTCGCCGCTGTCGAAAGGCGGATTCATGATGCAGAGGTCGTACTTCTTAAAGCTGCGGAAGGTGAGAAAATCATCGTGGACCACGTGCAGCCCCTTGCCGCGCAGGAGGGCGGCAAGGTCGCTGTCGCGCTCGATGCAGTCTATGTAGGTGTCGTTCTCGTTGAAGGAGATACGGCGGCCGTTCCTGTAGTTGCGGGCGAAAGCGGAAACGGCATCGGCAAGGTCGCCCTTGCCGGCGGAGGGTTCGAGGATAGAAAAAACACCTTTCCAGTCCACGCAGGAGAGCATTTTCCCCGCCAGTTTGGAGGGCGTGGGATAAAAGCCGCTGTTGTCGAAGGACGGCAGGCGCCGGAGATCGGCGGCGCGGCTGTTCGCTGCGGCGGTGGGCACGGCGGCGCTGTGTTCGCTGTACCAGTCGCGGATCTTCTTTTTCGCTCCGGCGATGGTGGAGGCGCGGCCCAGGTAGTCGCCGCGGTCGTCGCCTCCGATGGTGGCGCTGACAATATATTCCGTGTTGCCGTAGTAAGAACTGGCCTTGATGGTGGCAATCTCGGCGCCGTGGGCGGAAACGGCGATGTGTTCATCTCCATAACGGTTTTTCTTGGTGGCGTAGGTAAACATGGGCGGTGGCCTCCTTGTAGATTTTTGGTTTGGTGTTCAGGCGGTGAGGGCGTCGCGCTGGGCGATGAGCGCGGCCAGCTCGGCGGTGTGGATGGTGCGGCGGTGCTGTTCAATACAGTTGTTCGCTGCCTGACAGACGCGCTGTCGCTGCTCGGCGTTGAGGTACGGCGCGGCGGTGCGGAGGGCGGCAGCGGCGGAGAGGAGCTGCTGGCGCTCCTGCTCCGTGGCCGCGGTGCGGGTCTTGATTCGTGTGGGCATGGGGGCTCCTTTCTTCGTCAGGTGCGCCGCCGGGGTGCGGTGCGGTAGGCGGCGCCGTTCTTGGTCTCGCCCTTGTCGATCCTGCCGGTGTTCACAAGAGCGGTGAACATTTCGCGGATCACCTGCTCGGTGATGTCGCCGGTGCAATGGCCGTTCTGGCCGTCCAGACGCTGGACGTGGAATTTGCTGATGACCACGGGCAGGGCGTTGTAGTCGAATTTATAGAGGTTGCGCCGGGGCGTTTTGAACGCTTCCAGCAGGGCGGCGTTGATGTCGCCGCGCTTGCTGTTCAGATAGTCCCGGTACTGCTGCGCCGTCCAGTTGTAGGCGGTCTCGTAGATGTCGGTGGCGTAGTGCTGGAAGGTGCAGCCGTGTTCCAGCGCGGCGGAAACGGCGGGGATCAATTCCTCGGTGACGTAGCCGCTGACCGCCTGCGGGTGGATATAAAGGGAGCTGTTCCCGTTGGCGACGGTGGCACCGCTGCCGCTTCGGTACGGCTCTTTGATGGTCCAGCCCTCGGCGGCGAACAGGCCCAGAATGTCGCTGTAGAAATTCTCGGTCTTGTCCTGGTCCATTCCCTTGCCCCATACATAACCGGAGTTCAGGCGGAAATAGACGTGCTTATAGGGGGTATCGTCGCGCTGTTCGCTGTTTTCCTGGCGGCGCTGTTCGGCGTAGGCTTCCAGCTCGTCCAGGCTGTGGCGGATGGCGGAAATGGCGTTGGTAGCGGTGTCGCTGGTGGGGTCGCCGGTGATAACGTCTTTCAAAACGGCGGCATTGGCGGCGATGGCGTCGCAGTGGGTGCGGGCGGCGGCCGCCTCCGGGATGGGATACTTGATGGTGGGCATGGTGATTTCTCCTTTCGTTGTTCAGATAATGGCGGAAACGTCAACGCCTATGAGTCGGCCTAATGCCTGGGCGGCGTCCGTATAGGTGGAAAATTCTGCGTCGGTGTCGTACTCGGGGGCGGACGTCTCGAAAACCGTCTCGGCCAAAATCGCGTTGAAGTCGGGGCTGTTGATGATCTCCGCGTCCCAGTCGTACAGCTCGCACAGCGAGTCGCGCTCGCGCCCGTCCAAGTCGTTGTCGAGATAGACAAAACCGTGGGCGACGCGGAACAGACCGGCGCCGTATTGGTTTACCTGTGCCAGCTCAAAGACGTTGTGGCCGTGTTCCGGCGCCTGGCGGCGGTATTGGGCACAGTCGGGATCGGTGCATATCCAGTTTTTGCTTTCGGTGTTCATGCGGTTTCCTCCTTCCTGTTCAGATGGTAGCGTTTTCGCGGATCACTGGAAAATATAAGCGATACCTTCAGAGAATTTTCTGCTGGACTGCCCCCACTTGAATTGATACAAAGAACTGTCTCCGTTCAAATTCCAATTAAGGGTTTCTTTCATGTCCGCGGTGTTAAGGAATTGCAATATTCCACGCTCTTTTATCTGTTCGGCTCCCCAATAATTATTTGTCCTGTTATCAAAAACAGAAATTGTATTGATAAGCCCGGAGCAGCGGTCACTTTCTACAGTTATAACGAGTTTTGCCTTGTGCAAAATTTTTCTCCTCATGGTTTTCATCCTTTCCGGGGAGGCGGTGGGCCGCCCCTGTTCGGGTTAGTCGGGCTGTTCAGTCACGGGGTGTTCCCATGTGCTGTCGTGGTGAAAGACGAAATACAGGTGTTCGCCGTAGTTCTCGATGGTGTCCGGGGTGCGGGTCAGGCCGTGGCGGGCGGCGGTGTCGATCACTCCCTGGCGCAGGGCGCGAAGGTCGCGGAAATAGTTTCTGTACGCGACGTCGAATTTCACCAGCAGGATCACCTGCTCCATGTGGTCATAAAATCCATCGAGATCAAATTCCACCTTGACGGCGCCGGGGAGGGTGAGCAGGTCGCGCTCCAGGGCGGCGCACTGTTCAGAGATGCCGAAGCGGGCGGCGGTGGCGGCGGTGCGGTCGTTCATTTTGTTTCCTTTCTGCCCTGAAGGGCTGTTCGTGGTGTTCAGGCGGATTTTTACAAGGGGCGATATGTGTCGATAGCTACTTGACAAGCAATCTTTGTGCGGTATCTGCCAAAACAACATAAGGTGCTATATTTGCGACGTTTTGCATCCAATACCACCCACCAGATGCGCCCGTCTACGGCTGTTCGTTTTACCGGTATGAAACTGCAAGACTCCATAATTTTTACCTCCATTTTTCGCGTTGTTCGTGTTTGTGGGTGGGGCGGCAGATGCCGCCCCGGTGGGGATTAGTCGGGCTGTTCCGGAGACTCGCCGCGCTTCCAGCGGCGGAACACCGCCAGGGCGTTTGCCTCGTCGCGGCGGTGCAGCTCCTGTAGGAAAAACCGGGCCACGTCCAGCTTTTCCGCGTCGGTGGGGCTGATGGCAAAAACAGCACGTTCAATTTGTTCATCTGTCAGCATTTGCACCGATTCCAGAATGTCGGCGAAGTCCTGGCGGGCCTGTTCCTGCTCCTGCTGTGCCTGTTCAGCCTTGCGGCGCTTGTATTCTTCCAGCCAGGGCGCGGGCATGACGGAGACCACGCGCCCGCCCTCGGTGTACTGTTCCAGCAGGTCGGCCACAGCGATGATGGCCGCGCCGGTCTCCTTGTCCTCGTCGGTGGGCTTGCCGTTGCCAAAGTTGCCCTTGTCGCGCAGGAACGCGCCAAAGTTTCGAATGTGAGCAATCAGCCCGCCGTCGTTGTCGCCCAGGTCATAGCGGCCTTCGTAGGTGCTCGGCTCTCCGTCGGCGTCGGTATACGCAATGGAAAAGCTGGTTTTGTCATAGCCGCGTTCCTGGTCGGCGGAAATTTTTTCGTCCAGCGTCTTGAAAATGATCTCGGCGGCGGCGACGGAGAATTTCATACCATCATCAAAAGCGCCGTTTTCGCTCCATTCCACGGTGACGACCGGGGCGCCGTCCTTGATGGGGTGTGCGGCGGCAGTCTGTTCGATGAAAGCGCGGTTTTCGTTGCGGGTGCGGATGGCTTTTTCCCGGCGTTCCAGCTGCTCGGCGTGTTCACGCGCCAGCCGCGCCGACTCGGCGGCGGTGTTCATCTCGTGGACGGCTTCCACGTCGGCGGCGGTGGGGTGGCCTTTAGGCAGGGTGGCCAGCTCGGCGGCGTTGCGGTCAAGCTGTGCCTGCCGCCGGTCGATCTCGGCGCGGATGTCCTCCGGCTTGCGCCAGTGGTAGCGGCCCGGATGCTGGGCGTCCTGGGCGTCCTGTTCCAGTTTGGCGATATACTCAGGCTCGCCGCGCATGGCAGATTTGAGCGCGGCGGCGCGGGCGTACTTATAGAGGGGGTGCGCCGGGGTCAGGGTGGCGCTGTCGCTGTCGAAATAGTCGGTATAAAGGTCGGTTTCGTTCTTGACGGTGAACAGGTCGCGGGGGAGGTGGTCATAATCGCGGGCGCCGATTGTCACACTGTCGCTGCGGCTGTCGGTGAAGTAGTAACAACGGATCAGCTTTCCGCCGTTTACCTTGATTCCGTTCCAGAAAAAGCGGATGGATTCGGTTTTGTTGGTGTTCATTTTGTGTTCCTCCTGTTGTGTAGTCTGTTCCCCGTGTCAAGGGAACGAATTTACTTTTCTCGATGGGGTGGAGCTGGTGCGCCCAACTCCCCAGAGGCGGCGCGGCTGTTCAGCGTTTGCGGGGCTGGTCGATCCGGTCCAGCAGGCGAACAAAAAGCGCCGCCAGGGTGGCGGCGCCGGTAGCGGTGACAATATAGGAAAAGACTGTCATTTTTAGCGCTCCTTTCGTTTGATGCTGTCTGTGATGTTGTCCCAGTAAAATTTATAACCGGTGCCGAGCTGCTCAAAAATTACGGATTGGGCAAAGGTGTAAAACGGGCTGAACACCTCGCCGCGGCTGGTGTATGGGCTGCGCTCTGTGTTCCAGTCGATGCCCAGCCGCCCGGATTCCCGGCGGACGGTGAACACGTCGCCGAAATGGCGCGTCACAATCTCGCGCCCGCTGGTGTCGTACAGGTGGACGCGCACGCGGTCGCCCTCGACCAGACCGGCGGGGCGATACCCGGCGATCCGGTACGTTGACGGGATGGCGAAGAACATATTTTTATGTTTCTCGCTGTAGCTGGCGCGGAACAGGTCGCCGGAGGTGGCAACGGCGATATAGTCGCCGCCCGTGTGGATGTCCTCAAATTGCAAAAGCTGCATTTTGTTCTCCTTTCCGCCCGGTTTCGGGCATGAAAAAAGCGCTCCCGGAAAATCTCCGGGGGCGCTGTTCGTGTTTTGCCCCGCATTTTTCCGGGGCTGCTGTTCAGATGGTGGGGGTGGTCTACTCCGACTGTTCCGCCGGGGCGGGCTGTTCCGCGGTCATCGTCTGGCCGTCCGGCAGGTGGAAGGACACCGAAAAGCCACAGCCCAGGGCGGCGGCGATGGCGGCCAAATCGGACACACTCCAATTATCGCGGCCCAGCTTCTGGGCAATATTCGGCCCGCTTGTGTTTAGACGGCGTGCAAGTTCTCTTGCAGAAATTCCCCGCTCAAGAAGAACGTGCCGCAGCAGTTTTGAAACCTGCATTCTGTATCACCTCTTTCCGGGCGGCCTGCTTATAGTCTACCGGCAGGCGGCCAATTTGTGCACAGTGTAAACGATTTTGTTAATTTTGTCAAGTCTCACAATAGCGTCGGTAATTCTTTGGTTAATTTGCCGATTTACAATGATAAGATATGCGCTTATAATGATAATTACAAAGTTACCACAAAACAACACTTTTTGAGGCCGACAGGCCGGAAAGGACCCACAACATGAAAAAGTATTTCAATGTAAGTTTCCAGTACAGCGAAAGCGTTTACTGTGCCAACATCGCACACGCCGAGAGCGCCGAGGCCGTGGAGGCGCACTATTCCGCAAAATATGAGTGGTGCAAGGTCTCCGAGGCCACCGCCGCCGACGTGGAGGAAGCCAAGCGGAAGGGAAAGCCGATTGTTGAAATCGAGACCCCGACCGCCCGCGCCGAGTGGGAGAGCATGAGCGGGGAACAACAGTACAACGCGCTTGTGGCGATGGCCTGGACCGTGCGCCGGAAGGCAGAGGCCCGCAACCAGACCGGCGCCGCGTGGATCGAGACAGAGGACGACGCGCAGACCGTAGCCGCCGACGCCTGGACTCGGATGGGCGCCGCGCTGGATCGTAACGAGGCCCAGGACGCGCCCGCGCCGCTGGCGGTGATCCTGTACCGGGCAGCAGCCCAGGCCGCGCACAGCATAAGCAGGGCCGAGCAGAGACACGCCCGCGCCATATCCGCCACCATTGACGACGACGGCGCCGAGCGCTGGCAGATCGACACCGAGGCCGGGACGGACTGCGACGCGATAGCACCCAGCCCGGAGGCCGCCGCGATCCTGCGGGAGAGCGTGGAGAGCGTCGCCCGGGATCAGGTGGACCGCGTAGCGCTGACCATGACCGCCCGCGGGTACACTACGGCGGAGATAGCCGCCGCGCTGATGGTTGACCGGTCCACCATTTCCCGCCGCCTGTACGCCATGCGGGACCGCTACCACGCGCAGCAGGGAGAGGAGGCGGAAGCATGAGCAGGACGGAGCAGAAGCAGGAGGCGGGGCGCTTTTTGGAGTTCCGCGACCTGGAAGAGCTGGCCGAGTATATCGGCCTATACTACCCGGAGGAAATCCACGTTTTCGCCGCCGTGGAACACTGGTACACCGAGGACGACCAAGGGGATTCGCACCTTGACCGGGACGAGCTGAACGACTTTTTAAGGCGATACGGCGCGGGCATCGTATGCCAGAGCCTGGACGGCGGCATCTTCTGCGAGATCATAGATGACTAACCACGGACGCGCCCAGCAGGGCGCAGGAAGGAGACAAGACACCATGACGGCCAACAACACCACCAGCCCGGAGAACCTGTACAACATCGCCCCAGAGGGCAAAGCGCAGCTATACACCGCCGCGGAGATCAGAGCCGCAGCGGCGGACGGCCTGCAAATCTGGCTTGACGTGGGCCGCCGCTGGCCCCGCGTCCCGTGCCGTATGGCCGCCACCGTGCGCGGATGGGTAACGGCAGTAGGGGAACACGGCGCAATATATCAAGCATGGGCCGGAGACTTCCACGGCAGTCCCAGCCCCGCCGAGATCGTCACCGCATGACCCAGAGCAAACAACCGAAGAAGCCCAAACCAGCACCGCCAGGACGGAACCAAAACCGCCCCAGCGGTGCTAATTTTATGCCCGTGTAGATTTTTGACAATGCCACCGGAAATATAGAAAACGAACAGAAACGCCCCGCCACGCTTTCCGGGCGTTGAAGGAATGCCCCGACACCGACCCCCAAAGAAAAACGCCACCAGCAGCCACACAGAGGGCAAAGAGGCAGGAAAGAGCAGCGCCAGCCCCTCACGCGTGCGCGCGCGTTTATTCCGGGCGCGGTTGAATAAAGAAGAATATACCCCCGTATACAACCATACCCAGCGGAGCAGAAACGAGCACCAAAAACCCCAGCGGGACACCCGAAGCAGGAGAACACCGGAGCAAAACGGAGACCACCAGCGGGAGGCACTGACCAGAAGAAAAGAGCAGCGGCGAGGGGAGGGAGGGAGAGTCGCCCGGCGGCCTATGTTCCGGGCGGAACAGCGGACAGACGGCGACCGGCAGCGGCGGCGGGTGCCCCGGTTCCATGCCCTGACCATCCAGCAGGCGGCAGCCACCACCGACAAAACAGCCAAAACCGGCGGAAATCGTCAAATCAGAGGCCGAAAGCGGACGAAATGAAAGAGAACTTGCAAAAATTGCAACATTCCTTTACATATTAGGACAATATGGAAAGGAAAGCACCCCGGCGGCGGGCGTATTTCCTGCAAAATCCGGCGGAAATGGGCGGCACCGGCACCCGCTGACCACCACCGGCACCACCTGAACACCCCCAGGACGGCAACCCGGGGGAGGTTTACAAACCGGAAGGGCAAAGCCTTTTCTCCCCGCTACGCAACTCTCCCCCCCGCTCCCATGTTCCCCACTCCGGCACACCAATCCGCGTTTCTCAAGCAAGTTACCGGCAAGTTAGGGGTAGGGGGGGTGGTTTTGAAACCGGGTCGAAAAAACGAAACGGTCAAAAGGCCGAGGTCGAAAAATAAAAATTTCGGCGGGCGCAAGCGCCATATATGTGAGGGGAAGGTACGGCCTTTGTGCGGCGGTGGTGCGATGGTGGCGGCATGGTGTTGACACGGATGTTATATGGGGGTGAAAAAGTTTTTATGCTTCCCTTGACACGGCTATTAGACTACCGGTTGCCAAAGGGCCGGGAGCAAGTGGCCGGCAAGTTAGATCGAGGGAGTGCTTTGTGTATGGTAGTAGACATTTTGGAGACTGATAAGAAGTACAGCGTGATTTACGCGGATCCTCCGTGGACGTTCAAAACGTACAGTGCAAAGGGCAAGGAGAAGAAGTCTGCGGAAGCGCATTACCGCTGCATGAGAAAAGAGGACATACAGGCGCTGCCGGTGCAGGGCATAGCGGCGGATGACTGTGTACTGTTTCTGTGGGTGACTATGCCTTGTTTGGAGGAAGGCTTGGAGCTGATCCGTAAGTGGGGCTTTACCTACAAGACCTGTGCGTTTACATGGGTAAAGCAGAACAGGAAGTCGGACGGGCTGTTTTGGGGGCTTGGGTTCTGGACCCGGGCCAACGCGGAGCTGTGCCTGCTGGCGACAAGGGGCAAGCCGAAGCGCGTGAGCAAGGGCGTACACAGTGTTGTGCTGAGCCACGTGCGGGAGCACAGCAGGAAGCCGGATGAGGTGAGAGACCGGATCGTGGAACTGATGGGAGATATACCCCGCATCGAACTGTTTGCCAGACAGCAAGTGGACGGCTGGGACTGCTGGGGTGACGAGGTATAAGGAGGGATGAAAATGAGAAAAGAAATTAGCTTTGATGAGTTGAAAGAACTACTGTTGTACCGGAAGATCGTGGCGTGGGACGCGGAGCATATCGAACTGGATACCGGGTTGAAACTGCGGGTTGAGATGACGGACTGGGACTGCTGCGCAAGGGTCGAATCGAAGTTCTCGGAGGTAAAACTGGACGCCGCGATTACTGCGGTATCGGACATAGAATATGAACCGTGGGAAGATTATGACACCTATGGATGCAAGGCGCGAGTGACGATTATGCACAACCGCAATGCTATTTGTATGATCGAGTCCAACGCTGATGGGGGCAATGGGGGATACTACTTCTCCATCGCGTCTTTTATCGTTACTCTGCCCGTGAACGCAGCAGAGGCGGAATGTGAGTTCGTTAGGAGCTACCACGGCAGGGAGGATGTGTAACCGTGACTATGCGGAGGATGGGAGATGTGGCGACGGACGTCCTGCTGGACGAAGTGCTGGGTGGCAGGGTAGATGAAATGCTGCTGGACAGGGACGCGAACCTCGGCGCCCTGCTTCGGCTGCGTCGGCACTTCCCGAAAGCGGCGCTGAAATTGACGGACGATCAGTGGATGTACCTGAGCGAGATGTACGATGGTGGCATGAGCGTGACGGAGATCGCAGCGGTGCACGACGTAAATAAGAGCACGGTCAGCCGGAGCGTGAACCGTGCGAAAAAGACTTTGCAGGACTATTTACAGTTCTGCCTGTGATGAAAGTGGGAACGAGATACATGGGACGGATAAACCGGCCGCTGACGAATGAAGCGGCGAAGAAACTGATGGCGCTGGACGTGCAGGACAAGGAGATACTGACCTACGAAAAGCTGGACGAGTGGTACACCGCATGGGGCGGACAGTGCTACGTCAGTTTCTCCGGCGGCAAGGACAGCACGGTGCTGGCGCATCTGGCGGCGCGGTACCTGGCAAGCTACAGAACGCCGATATGGCCGCTGAACCTGGTGTTTGTGAACACGGGGCTGGAATATCCAGAGATACAGAAGTTCGTCAATGAGTACGCCGACTGGCTGCGGAGGGAGTTTCACCGCGTGACCGTAAACCTTCACCGTCTACGCCCGAAGATGAACATTCGACAGGTGGTAACGAAGTACGGGCACAGCATTATCGGTAAAGACGTAGCGCACCGGATAGAAACCGCGCGGCGATCACCGGAGAGCCGAAGTATGAAGCTATTGCGTGGGGAAGTCTTACGCACCGATGGGGAAAAAAGCATATACAACTGCGAAAAGTGGGAGTATTTGCTTTCGGCTCCATTTCTCATATCAGACAAATGCTGTGGAATTATGAAAAAGTCCCCGGCAAAGAGCTATGAGCACCGAGCGGCTGTCAAACCCATGACGGCAACAATGGCGGAGGAAAGTCTTTTGCGGATGCAAAAATGGCGCGAAACTGGCTGCAACGCCTTTGAAGGAAAGCGCCCCTTATCTAAGCCCATGAGTTTCTGGACGGAGCAGGATGTGCTGCGGTTTATAGTAGACCACCAACTACCCTACGCCAGCGTGTACGGCGACATCGTGGCCAGCGACGGCGAGAACGACTACGGCGCGACGCTGATCGACTGCAAGTTGCACTGCACGGGATGCCAGAGGACGGGGTGTATGTTCTGCGGTTTCGGGGCGCACCTCGAAAAAGGTGTCAACCGATTTCAGCTCATGAAACTGACACACCCGAAGCACTACCAATTCTGCATCGGCGGCGGGTCGTTTGACACGGACGGGCTGTGGAAGCCCACGAAGGACGGCCTCGGTTATGCGCGGGTGCTGGACTACATCGGAGTGAGGTATTGAGATGAGCACTGGATATGCGGAGAAGAGTGCGCTTTTCAATGAAGTTCAAAAGGCACTGAAAGCACTCAATCTGAGGGCGAAGCAGTACGGCGTTGACGAGGTTTATAACTGGTGCAAGTTCGTCCTGGGCGCGAAGCCGGGGAGCTTTACCGAGGGGCAGCAGATCGCGGCGGCGTTCTTCATGCAGACCGTACACAAGTTCCTTGATGGCCTTGCAGATGTGCGCGATATAGGCGGGGCAGAACCCCGGCCGACATTTATGGAGTTCAAGCCGAAGGTGACATACCGCCTTGAGGAACAGATCTGGTGGAAGTTGCTTCAGGCGCGAGCGCTTGGAGGTGAGATGATATGTCATCAATAAACCGTAGGCTTACTGAGAACCTGAGAGAGTATTACACGACCGGCATGGGCGGTATGAGCCGCCTGATTTTTACTGAGGCGTGGCACTTGCACACCAAGCGGTTATACGGCTGGGAACCGGCGGCGTATATTCCTGCGCCGCGAGATGGTGATGTCGCCGTTATATGGAACCGGAGAATGTGCCATTTGCTTGCGCTGCAGAGCCACAACGAAGGAAATCCTTACGGGTATATCTTCTGGAAATGGTATGCGAGAGAATTTGAAAAGAGCTACAAGATGCGCGTGAGCAACAGGCCGAAGCGCATGATGACCTTTGCGCCGGAGATAAAGTTCCGCGGGGAACCGCTGGATATGAGGATGGCAAGGATGATGGAGGACTGGACATGATTTTTGAAGCAGAAGCGCAGCCGATCAGGGCAGGCGCAGAAAACCCGGTCACGCGGGTGCTGGTAGGCATCGGGGTGTATAACCCGTTGGCGAAGCCGGAGAGTGGAATGAAAGGAGAACGGGCATGAGAGTGAAAATGAACTACAACAACTTGGTCGAGGAGATCGACAGGACGGTGAGTGCAAGCAGGAGCCGGGCGGCAAGAGAAAACGCCTTTGGAATAGGCATCGGGCTTACTATGCTGAACGGCTATCTCACAGAAATTGCGAAGCGGGCCGTAGAGCTGAACGACGACAAACTGATTGGCCTATGCGTTGATATGGGGATATTGAAACAGGAGGAAAATAAATGAGCGTATGCGGAAGATGCGGAAAAGACTTTGATGCGGCAGCATCCGCCTCATATATTTACTGCCCGGACTGCTGCAAAGAAATTGAGGCAGCAGAGTTTCCAATCCGTGAGATTCTTGAAAAGTCTGCCAAAAAGCCAAAAGCGGCAGTGATGGGCGGCATCAAGGACAGCGGAGAGCGTACTACCTTCAGCACCGGGGCGCAGCGTGATATGCGCGGCGGGAAAGGTCGCATGGATCTTCTGCCGTGGGCGGCGATTATCGAGGTAAGCAAGCACTGCGAGGCAGGGGCGCTCAAATATGGGGCGCATAACATAGACCGTGGCATCCCCACCAGCAGTTTGATGGACAGCGCCATGCGGCACGCGGCGAAGTATCTGGACGGACAGGAGGACGAGGATCACTTGCTGGCGGCGGCGTGGAATCTCTTGTGGGCAATCGAAATGCGGTGCAGAAAACCAGAGTGCGTGGATACGCCGTGGAAGGAGGAAAAGGCATGAGCAAGGCCGTTATGATAAGCATTCGACCGAAGTGGTGCGAGAAGATTGCCAGAGGCGAAAAGACCATCGAGGTCAGAAAGACCCGCCCCAAAAAGCTGAAAAATCCGTTCAAGTGCTATATCTATTGCACGCAAGGCAGAGACGCACGCAGGCTGCGCGTGTCGTGGGGCAAGGTCATCGGCGAGTTTACCTGCGATGGGTTTTGGATAGGCTCACCGCGGAATACCAACCCGATTTTTTGCATGGCTGCCTGTATGGATGGATTTGACACGGAAAAGTATGCTAAAGACAAGATACTTTACGGCTGGCACATTGCCGACCTGAAGATCTACGACACGCCGAAGGAGCTGAGCGAGTTTTCGCGCCCGTTTGAAAACTGCATAGACAAAGTGTGTGATGAATTTGGGTGTGCATCATGCGAAAATGGCGGTCATATTAAGCACGCGCCGCAGAGCTGGTGCTATGTGGAGGAGCAGAGATGAATAAACGACTGACGAAGCGCGACACCGATGGACAGGCAATGATGGACTGCCAGAAGTGCAAAGCGGATTGGACGGGTAAGCATGGTAAGCCGATGGCTGACTGCACTGCGCTGTACTGCCGCAATCGTTTGTTAGACCGGCTGGCGGAATATGAGGACACGGGGCTGACGCCGGAGGAAATCGACATGGATCACGAAGCCGCAGAGACGCTTCGCCAACTGTGCCGAGGCTGCGATCTTGACCGGTTGGAGAAACTGGACGAGGCCGACAAGAACGGGCGTGTGGTGGTGCTGCCGTGCAAGATAGGCGATGTATTATACCGCGCATCCCCTTCGGGAGTGGTGGTGCATCGCGTGGCGAATATGGTGTACAGGGAGCTTACCAGCCGATGGTATATAGACACAATTCCAAATCTTCCGTATGCTTCGGAAGAATTGGGCAAAACCACATTTCTCACTCGCGAGGAGGCGGAGAAAGCGCTGAAGGAGGTCGGGCAGAAATGATATACACCTTTCATGTGGGAGATTATGTGAGGTTGGAACATGCCGATGGCACATCATCTAAAACGCTTACCGGATATGTGTTTTCTTACCAGAGGCCAGGGCGGCTTCACAGCTTCATTTTCAAGTGGGACGATGGGACGCAGACGGGCTGGAGTGGCAATATAGAGGATCTGCCGCAGAATTTTACTCGCATTGGCAAGTACGACTTTGCGTGGCTAAGAGCGGTCAGGGATTGCGGATATGCAGAAAAGGATGAGCTCGACAAGATGAGCTCCACGAAACTGATGATGGTGCCGGGAAGCCTGCACGAAGGCGACTTTGTGGAAACCGTGGATGGTCGGGTGGGGTACATCAAGAGCATCTGCCGGTGTGAGAAATGCCGGGAGCGTGGGTTCTATGAGCCGATTGTACATTTTACGGACGGTGAGGAGGACTGCATCACCAAGTACGAGGCGGAAAACGGCTTCAAGGGCTATAAGCGCATCGGACGGTGGGAGAACGCAAGCGAAGTACAAAAAGCACAAAAGGTGAAAGAGATTGAGTTCCTGCCCGAAAGCTGGATGGACACTCCCGAAAAGCGCAAGATCAATGAGCTTGTAGACGCCGTAAATGAACTGCGAAAGGAGAAGCAGAAATGACGGAACGAAAGGTGCTGATCGTCCGCGTGAAGGGCGGTATGCAGATAGCGCAGGGCGTAACCAACCATATCATAGAGGGGCTGGTGCGGGGCGTGCTGGTGCTGCCGGAGGAGGTCACGTCCTACGCGGTCGAGGAGTTCCCTGCGCTGGGCGTGGAGAATGAGGACACCATCTATACGGTCGCACCGGAGGGCGTACCGGCGATAAAAATACTCAACAAGGACGATATACTTCCCATTGGCGCGTTTGTGCAGGTACAGGAGGAAAGCGAACAGCGCGATGGCAGCGAAGCCCCGCCAGAACCCGCACCGCAGCCGACCGAACCCGCCACGCCGTTTAAGCCAAAGGGCGCGATGGCGGAGATCAAGCGGGAGGTTTTTATACGGCTGCAAGCCTACCAGCAAAGAACGAAGCTTGGCTGGGCACAGAGAGTGTCCGATGCTACCGGCGGCAAGGTGGCCCCTGACGTGGTGCGGCTTGGCCTGCTGGAGGCGCGGGACATCGGCGTTGACCGCTGGAAACTCATCGGAAAGGCGCTGGACAAACTGGAGGAGGAAACGGAGAAATGAAAATCTACATAGCTGGAAGGATCACGGGAAACCCGAACTATAAGGCACAGTTTAAGGCTACAAAAACCATGCTGCAGGAGGCGGGTCACACCGTCCTGAACCCGGCGGAGCTGCCGGAGGGCATGAAGCCAGCGGACTATATGCGTATTTGCTTCGCCATGCTGGAGATCGCGGACATCGTGTTTATGCAGTACGGATGGCATGAAAGCAAGGGCGCAAACCTTGAATACGATTATGCGAGATACATTGGAAAGGCTGTCATCTCCACTGAAGGATCCTGTTCACAGGGCAGTCTACTAAAAGCCATTGCGCTCGCAGAACGCAGTGTGCGGGATAGCGGCGACATCAATGGATAAGGCCATCTGGACGGTCCGCACCGCCAAGCTGTGCCCCAAGTGCATCAAGGAGATGGAAGCGGAGTACATCGTGTACCTGACGCACGAGCAGCAGAGGAACCGCATGAAGGACATAGCCACGCACGGTTACTGCGACCGCTGCCACGAGGAAAGCTTTATGCTTCGGATGCGCCAGTACACTATGAATGGCAGGACACTGCGGGCGAAGGGGCTGGATAAGAATTGGAAGGAGTTTTTGGGAAAATGAAGGTGTTTATTAGCCAGCCGCCAGAGCGAAAGACCACTGACGGTTTAAGGGAAGAAGAAGCGCGGATAGTGTCCAAATTAAAGGAACGCTATGACGAGGACATCGAGGTGGTCAGCGCATCTGCTATTAGCACCTCCGCGGAAGGGAATCCACTTTATGTTCTCGCAAAGGTAATTGAGGCTCTAAGTACCGCCGACATAGCTATATTTGCCCCCGGATGGAGCAAGCAGATGTCCGTGGAAATAGATACTGCACGGACGTATGGAGTTCCTATCGTAGATTATGATGACCTTTTTTATGACGAACTTCCAAGGTATGTTGTTGACAACTGCGATATTCAGCACGAAGCAAAACCTTTAAGTGATGCCGATATAGAAACTCTCAAACTGCATAATCCCTCGAAGAAGCACCCTGTGATGAACATGGGTACTGGCAACTTGATGGTATACTGCGGCAATTTCATCTACTGGGAAAATCTACGTCCAGGCATCAATTTTGCGAGTATGGCGCTGTGTCGGAGGTGAGCATGGTGAGCACGAACTGTTGCAACACAAAATGCCCCTACATGGTAAAGAACATGAACAGCCAGTGCGTATGCGCCCTCACCGCCTGTCCATTTCAGACTGTGGGGACACCTCCCAGCAGCACCGTCGTGTTGCAGCAGGTCGAAACGGAACGGAGGTAGTAGAAATGGCAGAACAAATCGCATTGAACGTAGACTGCATGGAGTATATGCGGACGCTGCCGGATAAGGCGTTTGACCTTGCCATCGTAGACCCGCCGTATTTCACCGGCCCGGAACGCAGAGGGTATTACGGCTGCAAGGTCAGCCCCATCGGCGTACACCGGGACTATCCCATATCACCGAAGTGGGACGTGCCAGGCATCGACTACTTTTCCGAGTTGGTGCGCGTGGCGAAAAAGTATATCGTATGGGGATGCAATTACTTTGATGTTGTTTTTCCTCCGGGCCGCATCGTTTGGGATAAATGTAACGAAAACAGTTCTTTTTCGGACTGCGAGATCGCGGCGACAAACTGCCACGATAGCGTTCGTATCTTTCGCTATATGTGGAATGGGATGTTTCAAGGGAAAAGCATCACGGACGGCACAACGCAGCAGGGGAATAAGGCACTGAACGAAAAGCGTATCCATCCTACGCAGAAACCTGTGGCGCTGTACGAGTGGCTACTGATGAAGTACGCCAAAGAAGGCTGGCGTATACTGGACACGCACCTCGGCAGTGGAAGCAGCAGGATAGCGGCCTACAACCTCGGCTTTGAATTTGTGGGGTGCGAGATCGAGCCGACATACTTCCAACTGCAAGAGCAGCGGTTTGCGGAGCATACGGCGCAGGTAAGGATGTGGTGAAGATGAAAAGAAAGATAGAAGATCTCGGAACAGGAGGAGCCGGAGGAGTTGGTCCGGCATACATCGCTAATGGTGGTGCCGGCTGCGAGCATGGATCCGGTGTATGTACGCCCGGTTCAGGAGGCTCCGGTGGAAATGGACGATTTATCTGGTGCCGCACAGAGGACGACCGTATGGTGTTTTGGCAGAGAGTTGCGGAGGGCATAATCAAAGCAAACACAAAGATTGAAAGGCATACTCCACAGGCGTGTTGCCTAAAGCATAATCTGAGACTTATTCAAGACCACGGAACGGAGATCTACCACAAGTGTTATGTGTGCGGTAGAGACTGGACGGAGCCTGTGTTTAAGGATGGAATGACCTTCGACGAGTATATCAACTCCCCGGCGTCAAAAACGCTGGGGACAAGAATCGTGACTATGTGAGGAGAAAAGCATAATGGGAACTTTTTTTGGCGTCCTTGTCGGCTTCGTTCTGGGCCTCGTTCTGGCTGGTGCCGCATTTATCGACATCGTTTCAACGGACAATGAGCGAGGCTATCAGCCCAACAAGCCCTTGAACGGTCCTCCCCCCAACAAGGGGAACTGCATACAAAAACTACCTGATGACAAGAGACAGCACAAGGCACCGCTGATGATACAGACCGGAGATTTTCGCGAACCGGAACGAGTTATCGGCCTCGTCTATGGAGAGGACGCAGCTGGGTGGCACGCCCATATCTTCAAGACCTGCTGTGGCGCGGAATATTTCGCTGACACTGGGAAACTCGCTGGCGTTGTTATTCTGCGGAAGGAGGACGAGCAGTGAACCAGTACAACAGAAAACCCAGCGGGAAACTGGAGGTATGTCCCCACTGCGGCAGGGACAGCGGAGAGCGCAAAATCGGTATTCATGTGCCGGAACGGTACTATGTGCGCTGCGCGAGCTGTGGGTTCACCTTGTCTGGGTGGAGCCAGAGCGCCGCTACGGCAAACTGGAACAGACTGAGTAAGAAGGTGAGGACATGAAAAGCAAATGCTGTGTCGGCTGCAAATGGCACGAGGAATGGACGTGGGCGTGCTTCAATGGGGATAGCCCCTATTGCGCCGATTTTGTAAACTGCGGGTGTCCGCTATACGAGGAGAAGAAAACCAATGACAAGAAGGGAACAGATAGTCTATAAAACAATGAGCGAGAACATTTCCCGTGCCGGGGAGTTTGGATTATGCCCCGGACCGTTCGTGGCTATGCGGGCAGAGTACCGGCGCGTTGTGCGTCGGGAGCAGACGCACTTCCTGTTGGAGTTCATGCTGCTGGCACTGTTGATCTTCGCGCTGATCGCCCCGTGGAGAGCCAGCGCGGACACGCCGCACACCGTTTTGCGGGTGGAGTGGGGCGAAGATGTTGACAGCCATGATACAATCGTAGAAGAGGATCCCGATGAGTCGGAACGCATACTGGAAGCCGTCAAGGCCAAAAGCAACGTGCTGGAGGACTGCTTCGTCACCGGCTACTGCGCCGACTGCGTTGAGAAGTACGCACACATGAACCAGGACGAGTTCGGCCGTGTGTTGACCGCCAGCGGCCAGTGGGTATATCCCGGCTCCTGCGTAGCGACCGACCCGGACGTGATACCGACCGGCAGCACAGTCATCATCGGAGACAAGACATACATCGCCCTGGACGTGGGCGTAATAGGCAAACACGTTGACATACTGATGACCCATGAGGAGGCCGCCGTGGCGGGAGCCAGAAGGGAAACGGTGTGGTGGTGTGAGGAATGAGACTCCATATATTATATAATGTATTTTTACATTATTCGACAACGGACGTGACGTGTTGAGCAGGTTTGCAAGTATGTGATTTTACACACGAAAATGCACACGGATTTCAAAAGTGCTGTGGCGCAGCGAGTTTATAAGAAAAAGTGAGCGTTCGAATCCTTCTCCCGCTGCCA